CATCGGCTCCGGTGTCTGGCCCACAAGATCGCCGAACTCCACGAACATCGTTGGCCAGGTGCTGAAGTAGCTCTGCTTGCGGGGTGGCGGGAGGCGCCGCAGCACCGACGCTGCCTCGATCAGCCGCTCCTCGACCATCTCCGGCGTCCAGTCATTCATGGCGCGTCTCCTGCCGCCTGGGCTTCTGCCCGTAAAGCTTCTCGCCCAGCTGGCGGACCAGCTCGCGCTCCGGCCAGGTCAGCCGCTCGTCGTCGGCCTCGATCACCAACACGCGCTGGAACTGCCAGCCCTCGCGCTTGATGTGCTCCGGCGCCCTTCGTTCTCCACCGAATCCTTTGGGTGCCCACTTCATTGGCGGGTTTCCCTGATTGTCGGGACGCCAACGGCGTGGTTCGCTTGCAGGCTGGGATGACGTGTGGGGAGATGCGCAATGGCCGGACAACGTTTCAATGTCGAGCGCACGCCGGCTGGGCAGCAGTTGGTCATTCCGGGAACGGAAAAGCCGCGCCCCGCTCCCAAAGCCAGGTACGCGAAGGACGGAAGCCAGCTTGTCATCCCGGGCGCCGAGCAGGTCAGCCCAAAGACCCACCTGACCCGCCTATTCCAGAAGCCGTTGCGGCCTCGTGTCGGGCAGCGCGGCCTCGCTGGAACCTCCTTGTTCGGCAAAGGCGCCCCGAAGTAACTCCGAGCGATCATTTCGTCACCTCGTGCAGGACGGCGGCGTAGCCCGCGATATCGAGGATCGAGTCCTGGTGCCTGGGATCGCGCGCCAGGCGCGTCAGCTTGAGGTCGATCATGCAGAGCACGACCTCGGCCGGCGTGACCGGGTGGCCCAGCGTGAGCGACCAGCGCGCCGCGATCGCTGCCATCGCCTTGTCCGGTGCGCCGTAGGTCTGGCTGCGCTCCGCCAGGACACCGGCGGCGTGCTTCAGGATGCTGTCGGTGCTCATCGCACGCCTCCCTGCGTCTCTGTGGCCCACAGGAGGATCGCCAGCGCGTCGGCCTCGTTGTCGTCGGCGGGATTAAACCCGCGGGCCCGGACCGCAGCGATGACGGCGGCCTTGTCGGCGTTGCCCTTGCCGGTGACATGCCGCTTGATCGTGCCGACGGGCACCCCCTGGTAGGCGATCGAGCGCTGCTCGCACCAAGCGGTCAGCGTCGCCAGCAGGCCGCCATGCACATGGGCGGCGTCGGTGCTGAGATGCCGGCGGACCTCCTCGAAGTGCACGACATTGATCGGCGAGACGTCCTGGACGATGGCCTCGAGCCAGGTCCGGAAACGCAGGTAGCGCATGCCGCCACCGTCATAGCGGTTGGCTCGGAACGACACCGTACCGCTGGCGATCACGCCGTCGCGGTTCCTGATCGCATAGCCGGTGGTCGTTCCCAGATCGAGCGCGAGCACGACGTCGCCTTCGTCCCCGGGAATCCTGGGCGCGGTGTAGTCGGCAACGGCATGTGGAGCGGGTCCTTCAGCATTCGGCAACATTCACAACCTCCCTTCAGAACGGCACGTCGTCGCCGCGCGCCCAGTCGGCGGCGGGCTTGCGGCGGATGCTGGTGACGGCAGCACCCAGAAACTGCCTCTTGGCCTCCAGCACGCCCTCGCCGAGACCAGCGATCAGCGTTGCGATCTCGGCGACGGTGAACACCTGCCCTTCGCGGGCGACGTGGTGGGCTTCGGCTTCTGTGCGCACGAGCGAGACGATCTCGCCGGTGTCGGGCAGCACGCACTCCCAGACTTCGGGCGAAAGCGGCGTCTCGCCTGCCTTCCGTGCCGATCTATCCAGCGCCTCCCAGGCGCGGCGCATGCCGTCGGTGTGGATGCGGACGTAACCTTCGTGGTTACCGGCGATGGCCTGGTCGAGCCGATCCTTCTGCTCGTCGAACTTCGAGCGCAGCAGGTCCGAGACCAGGAGCCTGAGCCGGCCGACACCCCACTTGCGCTCCATGCCGACGGCGACCTGGTCGAGGCCGTCGACCATCGCCTGGATCCGGTAGGTCTCGGACGAGTAGACGTCCCGAGCCGCAACGCTCTTCCCGACGGTCGACCTAGCCATCCGAGCCCCCGGTGCTCGGGGCGTGTCCGCCGACGCCGGCGGAAGCCGGGCGGAAGCGGAAGCACGCCGCCTGGGGGTATGGGGGTATTATATCTCCGCCGACTTCCGCCGACTTCCGCCGAACTTCCGCCCTCACTTCCGCCACTGTCAGCCCGGCCATTTGATCACCTTCAGGCCCTTTCCTTTGGTCTTCGCGTCGTAGGTTTCCGACCGAAGCATCTGGTTCGTGAGCCAGTCGCTCAGCACGCTGCGGGCAACCCGCTTTCGCAGCCCCTGCTTCTCGAGCCAGGGCAGGATGTGACGATCGCTGTTTGGCCGTGAGCTGAAGGGCTCCCCCGCGTCCCAACGACGCTCGATCTCCTCGAAGACCTGCCGTGTCTTGTCCGGAGTGATGTCGGGGGCAGTGCCGCCATCGAACTGGTGCGGCACCATCACGCCGACCTCGTCGCCATTGGCGATCGTCACGCTGTGGCGCCGGTACCAGGCCGCCGCCCCGGAGATCAGGCCCAGGTTGGCCTTGGCGTCGTCGAGCCGCAGAAACAGGTGCCGCTCGTCCTTCGCCACCCCGTATTGCTCGGCGTCAGCGTCGCTCATGCTGAACAGGGTCTGTACGACGCGGGCGACACCGACGAGGGCACTGGCGCCCCGGGCCGTGTTCATGTTCCCGGCATGGCTGTCGGACGCGCCCTGTGGCGGCTTGGACGTGTGATGCACCAGCAGCACGGCGCAGTTCGCTTCGCGGGCGATCTCGCGGTACATGGCCGCCACGGACTTGATGTGCTCGTTGGAGTTCTCGTTGACCTCGTGGGTCTCGACGAACGGGTCGACGACGAAGAGCCCGATGTTCTCCCTCTTGATATGCGCGATGCAGGATTTGACGTCGGGCTGGCGAATGACCGTGCCTTGCTTGTCCAGGCGAGCCATCAGCAACGGCTGGTCGGCCCCGGAATTAAGTGCCACGCGCCCCTTCACCTCGTCGAAGCCGATCGCGTGGTACTGCAGCGCGGCGGCCAGCCTGCGCTTGAGCTCGATGAGGTCGTCCTCGATGTTATAGACCCAGACGCGAACCTGCTCGTGGACGCCCTCCCCGGTGATCTCCTGACCGGTTGCCAGCGCTATGGCGCGGGCTATGCCGTGGGTGGATTTACCGACACCGGCAGGCGCGACCAGTACGGTCAGATGCCCGCGGATCAGGGCGCGCCCGAGCAGCCATTGGCGAGACGGGAGCATCGCCACGTTCAGATGTTCCAGAAACGCAGGCCGCAGGGCTTCCGGGTTGGGCTCGGCTTCGACCTTGTGCTCGGGGTTGGGCATGTTCCATTTGCGCCGACCACCGGAGAGCATCTGCTCGGTCTCGCGCCGCGTATCGGCCACGGTGTAGCCGGCCAGCGTGAACGTCGATGCCAGGCTCAGGATTTCCTCGTCGGTCATGCCGCGCGAGATCCAGTGACCGACCAGGCGCAGCATATTGTCATGCCAGTGGTCGCCGGCGCGGATGGCAGCGATGCAGGCGTCGACCGACAGGGTCGAGGTGCCGATTTGTAGCGTCGGCGTCGTGGATGGAGTCTTGGACGGCGGGGAGACGCCTTCCCCGGTGGGCGGCGACAACACCGCCTGGGCCGCTGGAAACGCCCGCGCAATCTGCTCCGGCATGTAGACCTTCGGCCGGCCATCGTCGAAGTCGAGGAACTCGGTGCGCTCGATGACGCGACCTTCCTTGATCGGCCAGGCGATCGAGCCGCCCAGGCGCATGACGCGGCTGGGATTTACGACGGAGGGATCACCGTTGAGGGCCTGGGCCAGTGCTGCATTCTGCTGGCGGCACAGCTCGAGGTCGCGCAGCGGCGCTTCCAGCCGCCACAACATCTGGGCCCGCACATGGGGATGGCGCCCCGTGACCACGACGCCGGTCGGCGGGCAGCCGCGATTGCGGTAATTGATCGAGGCAGTTGCCGTGACGTCGTCGTCGATGTCGACGTAGAAGGCTGTGAGCGCAAAGACCTCGTCGTCCCCGCAGCGCCCGAACGGCGCGATGTCGGGTTGGCGGAGCGCCTGGCCGATATAAACGTTCTGTCCGGGCCTGCGATTTTCGACGACGGCACGTCCAACCAGTTCATCGAGTCCGTCGGTGCCGAAGATTGCGGCGTGGCGCAACTTGCCGTCGCGGGCGTCCGTCCACGCGAGTTCGATCCGGCCCTCATGGCAGCCATCGAGCCAGCCCTCGAACAGGTGGCCGACATGGCGGCGCATCTGAACCGGATCGGGTTCGAACATGGGCTGGACGTTGGTCATATCCATCGCGGTACGCCGGGGAGAGGACCGGAGGGCCGAAGCCCTCCGGGGGAGGTCAGAACAGCGCTTCTGCCAGCGGATTCGCGGCGGGCTTGGGGGCCGGCGGCGGCACATGCTGCGCGGGCGCCCTGGCGGGAGCCGCGGGGGTGGCATGGCCTTGCCAGATGTCTGCGGCGTCGACCGGGCTAACGCTCGGAAGCTCGGCCGGCCGGTCGACCCACTTGGCCAGGGCAAAGGTCGGCCGGTAGTTGGTGCCGAACTTGTCCTTCATCGCCTGCGAGCCGGTGCAGGCAATGACCGGAAGCTTGCCGGCGTTGGCAGCCCGCCCGGCTTCGTACTCGCCGTAGACGTCCTTGATGGCGTTCGCCAGATGCAGCGACGATCCGCCGAACTCGACCGCACCGCCGAAATACTTCGGCGAGTAGATCGTCAGCACGAAGCCCCTCTTGAAGTTCTCGCCCGGCGACGGCGCCGGCTGGGTCAGCGACGGGTCCATGACCTTTTCCGGTGCCATGCCCTCGGCGAACCGCATCCAGCCGGTGGCAAGGTTGTCGAAGTCGGCCACGAAGGTCGGCCGCTCGATTTCCGTATCGTCGCCGCCGACCGCGCGGCAGAACCACTTGTCGGCTTTCGCATTGTACTTGGCGTAGGCTTTGCCCGCGCCCCCTCCTCCGATATTCAGTGCCATGTGCATATGCCTTTGCTGTTGATGCGAGCTAGAAGCCGAACACCTCGGCCCCGCGCGCTCGCAGCACGGGGGAGTTCCAGTAGAATTTCTCGTAGTCGGGACAGAGCAGGCCGCAGAGCTCGCGGGCGTCCGCGGAGAGGCGCAGGAAGCGTTCGAGGCGCATGGCGATCTGGCGCAGTGCGATCAGCTGGCGGTCGACCTCGGCGCGCTCCAGCTCCAGCACCGTCACCGCCCGCCGGTCGGCCTTGCCGGCCTTCGGTTTGACGTAGGCAAACCGCATTGCGTAGTTGTCGTGCGACCGGGCGTAGATGGCGCCCTGCCGCGAGTGCGCCAGCGAAATCGCCGACGGCAGTCGCTCCGAGGTCTTGAGGTCGACCACCATGCCGTGCTGGTTGTAGCGCCAGTCGATGAAGCCGATGATCGGGACGGCCACGTCCTCGAGCCGGATTTCCACGCGCTGCTGGTAGCCGGTCGGAATGCCGTACTGGCGAAGCTCGCCAAGGCCGTGTTCGACGTAGCCCGCGATGTTGGCGCGCTCGCTCTCGCGCTTGTCGTCGGTCACCAGCCGCATCTCGCTGTCGTAGGTCGCCAGCGCCTGCATCGTGCAGGCTTCGACGCTCAGGGCGGGATCGAGCAGGCCCGCATGGATGCCGTCCTCGGCCGCCTTGCCACGCGCCATGGCGGGCGAAGTCGGGCTGCGCAGGCGCAGCAGCCGCTCGATGGCGAACACCCCCGGCTCCGAGACCCATTGATTGAGCGAGGAGGCCGACAGATGGTCGATCCCGTGCAGTGCGAAGCCGTTCATGGGGTGTCCCCGTCTCTGGTGAGGTTGGCAAAGTCACTGGGACGCCGGCGAGCGACGGCGAGGTAACTCACGTCCTCAAACCCGTGCCGGCGCTGTAGGAGATCGACCAGCCCGCACATGGCGGCCCACGAGGCACGATTGGCGAGGCGGCTAAGATCGCGGTTGGGGATCCGGCGACGGTCCACCGCCAGGAAGCCGCGGTGGTAGACGACGGCATCGCCGGGCCGGGCCTGCCTCAGCCAACCGATGAACTCGGGCTCTCCCTTGAGGATGCGCGCCGGCTGGTTCACGCGCGTACCAAGCGCTGCAAGGCTGGGATCACCGACGCGGCAGGGTCCCGCGACTGGGCGACCTCGTAGGCCTCGACGTCCTCGAGCCGGTAGACCACCCGCCCGCCCATCTTGAGATAGCGGGGCCCGCGCCCCTCCCAGCGCCAGCGCTCCAAGGTGCGATGGCTCAGCGACCACCGGCGACTCAGCTCGACCTGGTTGAGGTGGCGGATTGGACGATCGCTCATGGCTTCTTCCTATTGAGGAGCTTGACCGCGGCATCCGCTTCCAATTTGTCGATATAGGCCAATACCCTATCGGCGGTACCTAAAGTGGGGGATCGCCCCCGACGCAGGTGGACGATGAAGTTCGGATCACCCACTGATTGGCGCCCAAATTCACTGGTCTTCAGCTGTGACGCCCGCAGGAACCCTTCGACGCGACTGATGAATTGTTCGCTTAATGTTCTCATGATAGGCTATGAAAGCCGATTGGATGACGTTGCGTCAAACAAAAGAAATAGGTTATTACCTACAGACTGGGAATAAAGGGATCTGGCAATGCTTCTCGACCCGATTCGACTGCGGGTTCTCCAACTCGTTCAGGCTCGCGGAACGGACCTAAAGAAGGCCTCGCTGGCGCTCGGCAAGAACGCGGCCTACGTCCATCAATTCATCTACCGTGGCACACCGAAGATCCTGCCCGAGGATGTCCGCGAGGCGCTCGCTCACTATCTCGGGGTCGATGACAGCGAACTGCGCCACGCTGATCTGCCGCCGCGCAAGCCGCGCAACGACACCCTCCCCCAAGCGGTCGACAGTCCACGGCGACCGCCCCGTGCCAAGGGCACCGAGGGTTTTTCGGCGGTCTCCGAGATCGACGTCCGAGCTTCGGCGGGCCCCGGCGCGATCAACGATGGCCTCGAGGAATCGAAGGCCACCTGGCTATTTCCGGATTCCATCATTCGGCATGAGTTCCGGGCTCGCGCCGAGGACCTCCACATCGTGACGATCGACGGCGATTCGATGGAGCCCCTGCTCTCGTCCGGCGACCGGATCTTGATCGACACCAGCCAGCGCGTTCCCGTGCCGCCTGGCATATTCGTGATCTGGGACGGCATGGGCATCGTGGCTAAACGAATCGAGCATGTGCCCCACTCCGAGCCGCCCAAGATCGTCATCAAGTCGATCAATCCCGAGTACCAGACCTACGAGCGCGACGGCGAGGAAGTGAACATCATCGGCCGCGTGATCTGGGCGGCTAAGCGGTTGTGAGTGATCGAATGACTCCCGAGCAGATTCTGCGTGAAAAGCTCCGCAAGATCGAAGCGCTCTTCGCGGGCGCCGCCACTGCGGGTGAGAAAGCTGCGGCCGACGCCGCGGCCGATCGAATTCGCGCTCGTCTGCGCAAAGCAACCAGTAACGAAAAGATCGAAGAAGTCCGCTTCTCCGTACCTGACGTCTGGTCGCGGCAACTTTTTATCGCGCTGTGCCGTCGCTACGGGCTTGCCCCGTTTCGATATCGCCGAATGCACCGGCAAACTCTCATAATTAAGGGCCCGCGTAGCTTCATCGATCAGACCCTGTGGCCGGAGTTCCAAGATCTGAGTGCCGCGCTTTCCGCGTATCTCTCCGAAATCACCGAGAGGCTAATCCGAGAAGAGGTGCACGGCGAGACATCTGACGCCGAAGAGCGGGATGAGCCCAAGCGGCTGGCAAAATGAAAGTACGCGCCTTGTTCCTGTTTCTCATTGCGCTACTGGGCCTCCCGGCACTGGCCGCGGAGCCCCTGATGGGGACAGCCTCGGTCATCGACGGCGACACGATCGAAATCCACGGTCAGCGTATCCGGCTTCACGGCATCGACGCGCCGGAAAGCCGGCAGGAATGCACCCGCTCCGACGGCGCCACTTGGCGCTGCGGCCAGCAGGCGGCCCTCGCCCTGTCCGAAAGGATCGGTCGTTCCACAGTTCGCTGCGATCCGCGTGATCGCGATCGCTATGGCCGCATCATCGCCATCTGCTTCAAGGACACCGAGGATCTCAATCGCTGGATGGTCGCGAGCGGCTGGGCTGTAGCCTATCGCAAGTACTCGCTCGACTACTTGGCTGATGAGGAGCGCGCGCATGCGGACAAGGTCGGCATATGGTCGGGAACCTTTGATATGCCGTGGGATTGGCGGTCGCAGAAGCAGCAACGATGAAGCCGCAGCAGGAACCCTCTGCCCAGGAAGTCCTGGCGGGCCTTGTCGAACGCGTCACGTTCCACAATGGCGAGAATGGCTTCTGCGTTCTCCGCATCAAGGCGCGCGGACATCGCGACCTGATCACGGTCATCGGTCACGCCGCCATCATCTCCCCCGGAGAATGGGTCACCGCCTCGGGCGACTGGGTCAACGACCACACCCATGGCCAGCAGTTCAAGGCGCGCTTCATGCGCACCTCCGCCCCGACCTCGATCGACGGCATCGAGAAGTACCTGGGCTCGGGGATGATCCGCGGGATAGGACCGGTCTATGCCAAGAAGATGGTGAAGGCGTTCGCGGAGAAGGTGTTCGACATCATCGAGGCCGAGCCGGATCGGCTGCGAGAGGTAACCGGCATCGGTGCCGTGCGCGCCAAGCGCATCACAGATGCCTGGGCCGAGCAGAAGATCGTTCGGGAAATCATGGTCTTCCTGCACAGCCATAGCGTCGGAACGGCCCGGGCCGTGCGCATTTTCAAGACCTATGGCTCGGATGCCGTCCAGGTCATGACTGAAAACCCCTACCGGCTGGCCCGCGACATCCGCGGCATCGGGTTCAAGACGGCCGACGCCATCGCCATGAAGCTCGGAATCGAGAAGACCGCGATGATCCGAATTCGCGCCGGTATCTCCTACGCCCTGTCCGAGGCAACCGGCGAAGGCCACTGTGGCTTGCCGACGGAAAAACTCATTCCACTAGGTGTCGATCTGCTTGAGGTGCCGAAGGAATTGGTCCTGACCGCACTCGAGCTCGAATTGAGTGACGGCACCGTTATCGCCGATACGGTCGGAGAAACGGCCTGTATTTTTCTGGGGGGCCTTTATCGCGCCGAAAAGGTGATCGCCGAACGAATAACACGCCTGGTCAACGGCACCCTACCCTGGCCCTTCATCGATCCAGAAAAGGCGCTGCCCTGGATCGAGCAGAAGACGGGGCTTTCCATGGCAGCGAGCCAGATCGCTGCGATTCGACTATCGCTGCTGTCGAAGGTTCTCGTCATCACTGGCGGACCGGGGGTGGGCAAGACGACAATCGTAAACTCGATCCTGCGCATTCTGGCAGCCAAGGGCGTCAACCTACTGCTTTGTGCGCCCACGGGCCGGGCCGCCAAGCGCATGACCGAGGCAACGGGATTTGAGGCCAAGACTATTCATCGGCTGCTCGAAGTCGATCCCAAGGGCGGCGGCTTCAAGCGCAACAACGACAATCCGCTCAAATGTGATCTACTGGTCATCGACGAGACCTCGATGGTCGACGTCATGCTGATGCAGGCGCTGGTGAAGGCCGTTCCTGACGATGCCGCGTTGCTGATCGTGGGCGACATCGACCAGTTGCCGTCCGTCGGACCGGGCCAGGTCCTGGCCGACGTGATCTCTTCTGGGGCGGTACCTGTCGTACGGCTGACCGAAGTGTTCCGGCAGGCCGCCCAGAGTCGGATCATCTCCAGCGCGCACAGGATCAACCAGGGCTCCCTTCCCGATCTCTCCAAACCTGAGGGCGACAGCGACTTCTACTTCGTCCAAGCCGACGATCCCGAAACCGCCGTGCCGCGGATCATTGAACTGGTCAAAACGCGAATTCCGGCGCGCTTCGGCCTCGATCCCATCCGCGATATCCAGGTGCTGTGCCCAATGAACCGTGGTGGCGTCGGCGCCCGCTCGCTCAACATCGAACTGCAGAAAGCCCTGAATCCCGCCGGAGAACGCAAGGTCGAGCGCTTCGGCTGGACCTTTGCGCCCGGCGACAAGGTCATGCAGATCGAGAACGACTACGACAAGGAGGTCTATAATGGCGACATCGGCTACGTCGACGATGTCGACCCGGATGCCGGCGAGCTGATTGCCAGCTTCGATGGCCGCGCCGTCACCTACGGCTTTGGCGAACTCGATACCCTGGTGCCAGCCTATGCGGCGACCATTCACAAGAGCCAGGGCTCCGAATACCCTGCGGTCGTGATCCCCGTCCTCACCCAGCATTACGCCATGTTGCAGCGGAACCTGCTTTATACCGGCGTCACTCGCGGCAAGCGACTGGTCGTGCTCGTCGGACAGAAGAAGGCCGTCGCCATAGCGGTAAAGAACGTTTCTGGGCGTCGGCGCTGGTCCAAGTTGAACGAATGGCTCGCCCCATCCCCAGTCAGCTCTCGTGCCCTGGCCCCGTGAGGACGACACCGTGGTAGCGCCCGGCATGCTGCAGAACCCTTCCGTCAGGAACTGGCTTGGCGGGATCGTGCCGGCCTGGACCCTGCTGGATGAAGACAGCTTCGAAGCGCTTCGACGGCCGCCATCGTCAAGGGCGAGTGCGATCACGCTCGCCCGCGACTTCTCGCCCGATGAAATCGCGCAATCGGCCGTTGCCCGGAACACGTTGATCCTTCTGCACGCGGCATCCGCTGGGTACGGACTAAAGCTGACGACCACCGGCAATCTCACCCGCGGCGTCGTGGTCGAGATGATCGATCTATTCACCTGGCCGGGCTTCGACAAGGGAGATGCCTTCCGGTTTCACAAGGTGATCAACGAACCAGACTTTCTGCCGCTGTACTTTGTCCGGCATATCGCTGAGTCAATTCGATTGGTGCG